CGTGTCGTATGCCTGAGCGCACAGGGGGCGCGCATATTCGTAAAGCATACGGTCGTTTTTGAAGTGCAGATCGACGACCCGCGTTTCGCGGTTGGTGAAGCCCTCGTATTTTGTGTCTGGCATGTGCTGGCCTGGTGTTGGCGTGAAGTAACGAGACCAGACCACCACAGGCAGGTGATTTGTGCAACAGGTGTTATGTGCTAGGCATGATCACGTCGGTGTGAGCCTGTCGCGGCACGCCGGCCGCGCGTCGATGTGGCCCATCGTGCGCAGCCACCGCACCGCAGACGGCACCAGCACCTTGTGTGTGCTGCCAGACGCATGGCGCACAGCGCATTCAGCAAGGCGCCAGCGGATATGGTGCGGATAAGCCGTGGCGTGCGTATCCAAAACTCGCAACACGCGTTCGACAGGTGATATCACGAAACGATAATCGATCGGAACAGGTGTCTCAATAATGACGAATCCCTACTACGGCCGCGCGCGCCCGCGCATGATCGCGGATACAAAATTACCGTGCCACAAAGAGACTGCTTGCAGTAACGGTGCGAATCGCTGGCTGTCCAGCTAAATCGTGCCGGACTTACCGAAAATCGGCGCGGTCTGTCCCAGAAAGCGCAAGCCCGAGGCACCATGGGTCTGCGTCGGTCACCGCTCGATCCAAAAACACAACGGCGGATACGTCATCGTCCCGGTCTGGCGCACGGCGTGTATTGTCTGCGGTCAGATGTTTGAGCTGGCGGCACCGACACCGCAGCTGCAGAGCTGTCCGGAGCATCGATCGCCGACGCACAGGGCTATCGCTTATATGAGCCGGGATAAACGCAAGGCTTTTGGTGTGCGGTCTGAGAGCGCTGATGTGGGCGTGGCGAATGATACTCAACCTGTTGATTTTTTTGAAAAAACAACCCCAAAGCCAAACAAGCCGCCGACCAGATCGAAGTTCTTCACCGGCCGCTGATATCGACTAAAAAGCAAGTCCTCTCTAATCTGTGATCGCGATTTACAGCATTTACAGCAGTTTCCTGTTGCGTCCACATCCGAGAACGCTACAATGACTTCACAGCAGGAGAGATGAGGTTCGGGATTGATCTTTGGAACGACTGTCAGACCGCTTTGATCGGAACAAGTCTGACTGCGCAACAGATGGGTATACGTAACATGTCCTGATGCGGAACGGGTCGGATCTCAAAACAATTCCGATCGCAAAACATACCCGATGGGACGCGAGATTTCTGGAAATGGGCGCGTCAACCCATTTCTTTTCTCCGGAAAATCCGACTGTTGTCTATTGTTTGGAGGCAATCAGCCATGGCTGATCCGAAAACCGTGCCTGACCACTGGACGCACATGGACGAAGCACCACGCGACGGAACATTGATTGAGGTGTTTGTCCCCAGAAAACATGATCTTCCTGGCTTCATTTCTGACTGCGCCTGGCATCCCGACGCAGGGTTTTGTGTCTGCGAATTGCGCGAGCCGGTAGCATGGAGAAGAAAGCCGTAAGTGGCACGACACCCGACGAGCAGATGTGGCGGATGCTCAACCTCCGGGTTGATACCATGCTGAAAGCTGAGCAGCTGCGATGGGAGCCGTGGAAGGTGGTCGCCGCCGCCGCGGCTGCTGGAGGTGGTTTCGTAGCCGGATGGACAGCGGTAATCGGCCTGATGCTGCACCTGATGGGGAAAATCTAATGGCGACGACCGAAGAAGATCTGCGCGAGATACAGGCGAACTTGTATCGCTCACAAACCCGATGGGAACCCTGGAAGGCGTTGGCGGCTATCGTAGCGGCGTCAGCGGTGTTCTGCGGCAGTGTTCTGGGTGTGTCGAGCTACATCACCCGAGCGCCGCAAACCATCAATGTTCATCTGGACGCGCCGCTTCGGCTGGGTGGTTAAAAGCAATAAATCCCAAACGCCATGGAGGATGACAATGGCGAACGCTGATCCGCAGACGACCAGTGCCTCGCGCTGTGCCGTTGCGTATTTCCGCACCTCGTCGGCGACCAGCATGGATGGTGACAGCGTGCCCCGTCAGCGGCAGGCCTGCGCGGACTATGCGGCGCGTGCGGGCTATGAGATCCGGCGGGAGTTCAGTGACATGGCCGTCAAGGGGGCTGATGCGTTGAATGCCCGGCCTGGGTTTCAGGCGATGCTGGCATGGTGTGATGCCAGTGACTGCCGCACGATCATTGTTGAAAATGCGTCCCGGTTTGCCAGGGACATCCTCGTGCAGGAGACGGGTTACCGGCTGCTGAAGGCGGCGAAGTTTGATTTGATCGCGGCCGATCATCCGGGGGCGTTTACCGATGACACGCCGACAGCGACCATGATCCGTCAGATTCTGGGTGTGGTGGCGGAGTTCGAGAAGGCCAATCTGGTGGCCAAGCTGCGTGCGGCGCGTGACCGCAAGAGTGCCGAGCTCGGCCGCAGGATTGAGGCGCATGTCATCAATCCCGCCCAGATCGCCGCGGCCAAGCGTCTCGCGTTCAAGGGCAGCCTGCGCCGGATTGCGGTTGCCATGGCTGAGGAAGGGTTTCTGACCTCCAAGGGCACCGTGCTCAGCGCGGCACACGTCAACCGGCTGCTGGCCCAGCCCTGAGTAAGTTAATCCGGCCTTCATTGCACTTTCGCATACACCGCCGAAGCTGGCGCCGAATCAAAAGCCCGAAATGGCACCCGAAACAGCCCGAAATGGCACCCGAAATAATCCGCGTTAGGGAATTTCAGGCAGTTATTTCAGGCCTTCATTGCACTTGCGCATTCGGCGTAGCGTGTATAAAGTGCCGGTTTGAGCCTGAACACTCCAAGACACGCCGCCGGTTTCCGCCAATCGGGACCGGCGGTTCTCGTTTCAGGCGCATTGAAGCTGGCGGTTGTGTATTAATGCCGCAACGATCTGCTATCAGCACGCCATGGATCCAAGCAAACCCGCCGTTGATGTGCCCGCCCCACAAGCGCGTGGCCGAGGCCGGCCGCAGAGCGCTGACCGGGAGCGGGCACGCAAGATGCTCCTGCGCGGCGCGTCGGTGCGCGACGTGGTCCGCGCCGGGATCAAACGCTGGACCGTCTACGAGGCCCGCAAGGATCTCGCCCTGGCGCGCGAGAAAGCACAAAAGAGTTGAGCTGATGCGCAAAACACCTATTGCCAGGATGCCGTTTCGGTGTAAGATCGTATCTTCTGCGGTTGCCAGGGGTTGACTGTGAACGAAGCTGTGATGTTCGGCTCAAGGCTGGCGGTGGCTGCGGTCATGCAGGCACAGGTCGAGTGGCGCGTCTGGCGGCAGTGGTGGCGCACCATGGCGTTGCTGGCAGCCTTCGTTTTGCTGCGGTTCCCGCGATGACGTTTTATGAGGTGATCTTCTGGGTGGCCCTGGGTTATGCCCTGGGGACATGCCTTTGAGCGCGTTCACCCGCATCGCCGGGCATGATTTCACGGACGGTTTGCCCTGCCGCTGCGGGCAGTCCTGGCTGAACATCCGCAACACCCAGAAGTCCGAGATCGGTGATCCCCGGATTGCCCATGTCGGGCTGCTCAATGCGGCCGAATATGCCGAGATCGAACGCCGCAGGAATGCCGAGGATGCGGCCATGCAGGCTGCGATGCAGGCCGTCACCGGGGCGAAGCCCCAAGCCGCGGCGGGTGAGGATGAGGCGCACGAGGCGGCGGATGACCAGGTGCTGTTCTGAGAGGCGGATCCATGGCTGACGAGCGTAATTTCATGTTTGAACGCGGCCTGATGTCCGCCGAGATGATGGCTCTGCACGCGGCACCCGAGGTTGAGCCGCCCGAGGATGAGCTGGTGCTGCCTCGCACGCTGCCGGATGACTACCAGGCCCGCGTGCGGGCGCTGGAACTCGCACTGGAATGGTCGGGCTACACCGATGACAAAGATACTGAACGCACCCTGCAGCGCGCTTTGGACTTTCACTGCTTTCTGATGGGCGTGGCATGGACCCCGCCGCCGGCGGCATGAAGGTGCAGCTCCCGCCCGACCACGGTGACCGCATCGCCGCCGGCCTGCAGCGCGCCCGCCGCAACGGCAAGACGCTTGGACGGCCGATCAAAGCCAGCGATGCCACAATCAGGGACCGGCTCAACGAGGGCTGGACGCAGAAGCGCATCCGCGCCGAACTGCACGCCGATCCCCGCCGCATCCGCCGCATCATCGACGCGATGGCGGCAGAGCAGCAAACGGGCTGACCGTGGCCAAAAAAGCGACAAAATGGCTGCCGCTGTTCAGAAGCTACATCAGCCACGCGCGCATCCAGAGCAAGCACGCGACGGAAGACCTCGACGGCACCGGCATTGAACTGCAGCTGTGGACCTCGCAGACCCGCGTTCTTGAACAAATCTGCGACGGTCTGGAGAATGGCATACACTGCTTTTACATTCTAAAGTCAAGGCAGCTCGGCGTCACAACGATTACTCTGCTGATACTTCTGTTCTGGCTGGCATTACATCCCAACACCATTGGCTGTCTGGTTTCCGACAGCGAAAAGAACAACGCCAAGAACCGCGCGACGATCACGAAATATCTGACATCGCTGTCGGGCTTCATGGGCAAGTCGTTCAGGGCGAACAACAACAACAAGGGCAACAAGTTCGGTTTTGAGTTCAGCAACGGCTCACGCCTCGATCTGCTGGTCGCCGGCAACAAGGTGAACTGGGGTGAGGGCGAAGGCTACATGGTCGGTCATTTGACCGAGGTTGCCGCATATGCTAAGGCTGAAGGTTTAGAGTCGTTCCGGCATGCCATGGCGCCGGACAATCCGCGATCTCTTTACATATTCGAATCCACGGCACACGGGCCAAACCACTGGAAAGACATGTGGCAGGCCGCGCGCGCCGACCCTTACACGTCGCGTTGCATCTTCGTGGGCTGGTGGTCCAATGACCTGCAGCGCTTCAAGCGGTCGGACAAGCGCTTCCAGGCGTTCGGCCTGGCACCCCCGACGCCGGAAGAGTTCGAGAAGTGCAAGCAGGTCCGCGATCTCTATAACTTTGACATATCGACAGAGCAGCTCGCCTGGTATCGCGCGGAACGGCAGCGGCCGAGTTCGAGCGTCGGCGACCTCGATCAGAATCAGCCGTTCACCGAGAACGACGCCTTCATCGAGACCGGCGTTTCCTATTTCCAGCAGCGGCTGATCAAGAAACGGATCGAGGAAATCGAGAGCGCCCCCGAGGGTTTGGTCGAGGATGGCGGCTACGGCTATCTCGGTTACACATTTTACCTCGGTGACGAGTATCACCTGTCCAAGGTCGAGGCCGTCACCACCCAGTCGGACGCTCATTTCATTAAGCTAAAGGTGTGGGAGAAGCCGCACCCCGAGGGCATTTACGTGATCGGCGTCGATCCGGCGGGCGGGCGGTCTGAAGTGAGCAACTACCACTGCGCCTCGGTCTGGCGCGTGTTCGCCGATAAGATTGTGCAAGTGGCTGAGTGGGCCGATCCCATCCCCGACACCCGCCACGTCGCCTGGGTCACCGCCTATCTGGCTGGCCAGTATCCCAACTGCCGGATCAACATCGATCTAACCGGCGGGATCGGCAGCGCTGTCATGCAGGCTTTTCAGGATCTGCGCGATCGCATGCGCTCCGAGATGTATCAGGGCAAGGTGGGCGAGTTCGAGGATTTCCTGGCGGCGTCGAACTGGTATCTCTATCGGCGGATCGATTCCCCCGGTCCCGGCTACATGTACAATACGAAGCTGGGCAAGGACTTGAAGTATCAGATGATGAACATCCTGCGTGATAGCTGGATTACCAATCTCATCGAGATACGCTCCCTCCAGCTGCTGGATGAGATGTGCCACGTCGTTCAGGACCGGTCCGACATCGGCGCCGCGGCCCCCGGCCGGCTGCGCGATGACCGCACCTTCGCGATGGCCCTGGCTGTCTGGACGTGGGTGCAGAACATGCGGGGCGGGCTGATCGCTCAAGGGCTCACCTGGGCCGGGTCAAAAGCCAAGGAAAGCGGCGAGATCAGTCCGGTCGCTGCACAATTGAATCGGCGTGTGTGGTCCATTATGAAGGCCGCCGACGAAGCGCCCGAGCTGCCGCCGCCCATGACCTTCTACGAGATGCGTGGACTTTAAGCCTGCTAACCAGGAATATCACCTTGTTCTCCCCCGCCCAGCTGCATGTCGTGACGCCGGTCAGTAATCCGCTGCTGACGCAGTCCAGGGTCCGGCTGGCCAGGGAATTCTGTTTGCAGCAGCTCGCCGCGGGGGTGCAGCTCACCCTGGTGGAATGCGCGCTCGGCGAGCGGGCGTTTGTGCTGAATGATATCGACAGCCGCATCCGCCACATCGGTGTGCGCCACAAGACGATCTGCTGGCACAAGGAGAACCTGATCAACATCGGCATCTCGCGGCTGCCGCCCGAGGCCCGTTACATTGCCTGGATCGATGCCGACATCGCCTTCCGCCGCCCTGACTGGCCGGTCGCGATCATCCATGCGCTGCAGCAATACAGCGTCATCCAGCCCTGGGAACACGCCTACGACCTCGGGCCGCACGGCGAGCATCTGGAACTGCACACCTCGTTCGCCAGCCTGCACGTTAAACGCCAGCCGATCTTCACCCGCTGGCGGGCGGGCTACGTGTTCGGTCATCCCGGCTATGCCTGGGCGGCGCGGCGCGAAATCATCGACGAGCTGGGCGGTCTGTATGAGGCTGCGGTCCTCGGCAGCGCCGATCACAACATGGCCATGGCCATGCTTGGCCGCGCCGCCGAGAGCTTCCCGGCCGATGTCAGCGCAGAGTTCACCGCCTCGCAGCTGGCCTGGCAAAAGAAGGCGGTCCAGTTCATCGGTTACCGCCTTGGCTATCTGCCGGGGACGATCGAGCATGGCTTTCATGGGCCTAAGCTGAAGCGCGCCTACGTCTCGCGGTGGGACATATTGCGTCG